GTTATCATCGTGGAACCTAATATTGATAGGATTGTAATCAATACCTAAATTGACAACTTTCTTCCTGTTATATTGGTTAAGTGTTTCTGTCTTAAGTGTAAACTTAGGAAGTTCACAAGTCTTAACCAACATATTAATTTCAGTTTGATGCTGATACTGAAAGTTTAATGTTTTTAGTGCGCCTGGATTAATGTTAAAAACGACGTGGAAACTAAACTTGCGTTTAGGGGCAAGTCTTAAATCGCTATCAACAAATAGACGAGCGGCGTGTTGGAAATCGCCGACATTACCTTTAGGGTGTAAGGCCCCTGATACAAATTGACGTAGTGCGTAACTGGACATACATTATTTAGTCGTAAAAAAAGGCCCTCGAAAGAGCCTTTTTGTTTTGATTACTATTAACCTGTAGTCATAGAACCAAGTGTACGTCCAACCACTGTACCAACACCAGTACCCTGTGGGCTCTGGATTGCGTTATCGTACTTAATTGTAAGTGCGACTGTGGCTGCTTCGTTAGCGTTGTAAGCGGCATTGCCATAGTTAGCTGTTAAAACATAACAACCAAAACATTCCCATGTTTCAAGAACGTTAGGTGCGTTAGTTCCGTTACCACCGTCTAACATTTCAATACGTGTTACAAACTTGTAATCAATACCAGAAGCGGCACTTGCTTGCTCATAAAAGTCAAATTGCTTCTGTAGTTGCTCGCCAACTAACTTAGTAACTTCACCTGTTGCGTCATCACGTAAGTTCAAGGTCATATCTGCCCATGTGTGCTTACCGTGAATGTTAACACGGCTATTGTAAACATCTAATAAAATGTTATCAAATGTTACGCTAGGACGAGTAACGTCAACAACTTGTTTAGTTAAAACAGTAGTTGGAGTTGTAATACCAAAGTTTTCTAAACTTACTCTAAAACGGTATTTTAGTTTTGGCATCAACAGACCTTGAGCGCTAGCGCTTTGATCGCTAGCTAAAGGTACTGTAAATTTCGATAGTGTTGATACTGCCATTTTAATTTCTCCTAATTATTAAGCGCCTAACCCGGCTATCTCGCCAGTGTTCTTTAAGCGCAATGGAATGTAAATGAATTCAACCGCTTTAACTGGTTCAATAGCAATATCAATATACAATTCATTGCGGTCGATTCTAGAAGGTGTATTGTTACTTGAATCACACACTACAATGTAATCATACAGCGCACGTTGACCTACTAGTTCTAATAGTAAGCTATCTACGGCACCTTTAATCTCATCTCTAGTGATTTTATCATTAGGTTCAAAGATATATGGTTTAGCTAATGTGTTCAATTGTCTACGTAAGTAAGCAACTAAACGAGCAACGTTGATTCGATCTAACGAACTTGCGGCTCTTGCTCTTGTATACTGGCCATAGTTGACTAAACCTGTTCCTGTTAGGAATGTAATAGGGTTAATCTTAACGCTAGCCAATGTATCGCGTTGTCCTGTGTTCAATGCCACAGATTTGAATTCGCCTTCAGCATCGATGTAACCAACTGCTGTTGCGTTAGTAATACCACCACGACGAACGCCTGCTGGAGCAAACCAAGGATAAGCAACTTGGTCGTTTAGGGCAATAGTTCTTAACATTAAGTGGCTTGGAGGAACAGCAACGTTGTTACCAAAGTTGTCGCTTGTGAAGCCCCATGGATAGAACATAGCCATGTACTCGTCGTAACTTGTAGCACCGATATCATTATCTTCAAGTGCTAAGTTCATGTTCAAGCCCCACTCTAGTAAACTTGTAGCGTCACTTGGTAAACGAGCAGGTGTATCACCAACAACAAAGGCTGTTAATCCACGGTCGTAGTTCAAGCTAATCATTTCGCCAATTAACTCTGGGTAACCTGGGCAAGCGATTAAGTTGAATACACGACTTTCTTCGTCGCGGATTGCTTGGTTGCTATTAACAAGTGCTTGTAGAGCTTGTGTAACAATCTTACGCTGTGCTTTACGGCCGAATGTACCAGAACCGTCGTCTTGGTTACCGCTCTTAGTTACCCAACGGTGTGGGTAGTAGTCGCCCATAGACTCGTCGCCATAACGTGGGTTATCTGCTGTCAAGTCAATGTAGTTACGCTTGAATTCTTTTACGTTGAATCCGCTACGACGTAAGTTCCATAGCAACATTCCTTTTGGATATAGTGCTGGATCTGGAGCATCAAAATCTAAGAAATCGCTTACTAGCAATTCTTCAATTGTGCTAGCGTCCATATCGATACCATTTGTATTCCAACGAGCGTCGGCAAATAACATGCCGTCTTCTGTGCTTTGGTCACTCTTATCAACAACTAACCACTTTTGTAAGTCAGCGTTGTATTTGTAAACAGCTGGGAAATCTTCAGTAGCACTCCAGTCAACCCATAGGTCGCCTGTTGCTAAAGGTGTAGTACCGTCGCTTTGTGTTTCTGGTTTAGTTGCGCTAATGATTGGGCCAGCTGGATCTGTGCCTGCTACGCCGTTAGCATAACCTACCCATGTGCTTCCATCATGAACCATGATGTCAACTTCGTTTAGAACGCTACTGTACCATAATGTACCGTCTGCTGTTAAACTTGTTGGAGCATCTGCGCTAGAAACATAAGTTAATGGTTCCCATAAGCTGGCAACTAAGTTACCGTTGTCTGCGTATAGGTTAACAGTTCCTGTGCTAGTATCAAAGTCGTAAGCCGCAAAACCTGCTTGTGTTAGGCCGCCGTCTATATCATTGATAAGGATATCACCACCTAAGCTGTGTTCGATAACAACACGGTTTTGTGCGTCAACACTTGCTTCAATATTTGTAAAGCCTGCGGCATTGATTGCTGATGCTAAAGCTGCAGCATCGTCAACAGAGCCTGTTGCTGTGAAACTAACTGTTACAGCACTGTCATAAGAACCTGAATTCTTCAATGTTTCAGACATTTCAAATGCGTAAGAAGAAGTTCCGCTGATAGTTGTTTCTGTAATTTTAACAGATTTAATTACTGTTGGAGCCGCGCTCTTTCTGCGATAGATAGCAAAATCTACGCCAGGATTTTGAGCAGGCTTAACGAATAATGTTCCGGCAGCAAGATTTACACCACCACCAGCTTTGTCTAACTTGTATAATGCTTCTACATTGTTGCTATAGATTGGAGCATTGACTTGGTCAAATGCTTGAGTTGTAGCATTGTAACGCTTAACTCTCCAACGAGCACCTAAGTTAGGTTCTGTTGTTTTAATCCATACGCTACCTGTAGGTGCGTCCAACGCACTTGCTTTCCATTGTGGAACATCAGTGTGTGCGCTGATTTGTATTTGTTTAGCACCTGGGCCTGTTCCGGACCAAGTTGTATCACCTAACTGTACCCATGTTCCTGAAGAATCTCTGTACCAGAAAGTCATTGGGTGCTTTGTTGTTAGTAATGCGTCGTCGTAGCTTGTATCACGTACAGCAACTACAGCGTATGTGCCGTTTTTACCGATTGTGCTCTTTGGACCGCCTGTACCTAAGTCAACTTGTGAAGCTGTTGTGATTACTAAAGGTACTTTATTTGTAAATGTTTGTCCGCCTGTTGTTGTTGCGGCAGCACCGTTCCATTCAAAGATACCCCAATGTGAGTTTGCTGTATCTAACCAGTATGTACCATTGTTTGGTTCAGCTGATGGTGCTTCTGATTGTGCTGTTAGTTGATCTAAATCTAAATCTGCGCGAACAACGAAAGCACGATTACTTACGCCTAACAAGCTATATGCGGCTTGTAGACCATATTCGTTTTGCTCGCCAGCGTGAACTGGGTTGTTGTTAGCATCTGTTTTAAATACTGGGTCACCGAAAGTGTCAGCAAGATCTTTCTGACTTGTTAATAGATACACTTGGCCAGCATTGGCTTTCAATGTACCTGGAGCGGTGCCAGTGCCACTGCCGTTTTGTTTATTCTCGGCGCTGGCAACGATAATTAAAGGGACTGTGCCCGGAGCAGCGGGTGTATAGAAACTTTCATCTATAACTGATACTGCTACACCAGGTGAACTTAATTGGGCCATGTTGGAATCTCCTAAGGTATTCTGTTCTAATGTATTTATTGGATTCTTCCAAAAGGCAGGGCTTATACACCCAAAAAAAGGTGTAGGAAAGGTGCGAATAAATACAAAATGCGCCCTTTATGTGTTTGTGGATATAGATTAGCCGCTATTAACTATGTTAAGAACGGAAGAACTTACTATAGGAGTAAGTGTGAGTCTTGTTTAAAAGGAGGTACCGGTGCCTATATACCTAAGTGGTATAAGGACGGTTATAGGATAAAAACCACATGCGATAAGTGTGGTTTTAAAAGTAAGCACATAGAGCAATTTAATGTTTATCACTTGGACGGTAACTTAAACAATAGCCGTCCAAGTAATTTAAAAACAATTTGTGCTAACTGCTCTCGAGTCCTTCATAAAGAAGGTTTTCAGTGGAAGCGTGGCGGTCTTCTA